ACATTTATTAGTCCTTCTTAATCAGTTCTTTGATAAGAGATTTCAGTTCTGAAACTTCATCCTTCAGGTTATTTATCTCTTTTTTTTCCAACGCCTTCTGTTTAAACTCTTCATATTCATTACTATTTGTATTTATTATTGCTTCAGAATCTTTATCTCTATAGAGATGGTCTTCGCCTTCTATTCTAATATATCTCACCCTTCACCGCCTGTTTCTTCTTCAGTTGGTTGGTTAGCATCGGAATATGTTTGACCAACTCCACCAGCAGTGGTGTCGAGTTCTGGGTCATAAAGTGCGAACGATTTCAGTCTTGAAAGTTTCGACCATCTGGACTCAATTGGGTCACCAGTCAGTACAATCTTGATTTGGAAATCAGTGAATCCGACTGGTTTCTGATAGTAGAATCTCTGTGAGTAGTAATCATCTACATCAGCAGGCATCGCAGAGTTTGTAAGTTCCTCTGACATTTGTACCCATTCTTTATCAACGATGGAAGTATCATCAGCAGTCGTACATCGCGTGTACACCTTGTAGTTGGTTCCGCTCTTTCTTATTGCTTCGAACGAAACTCGCACAACATTTGCTTCGTGACCACAGTTTACGACTTTTCCGATATACCGAGAAACAGGAGTTTCCTGTACTCTTGGTGGTTTCGGCATATGTTCGTTTTCGGTACTGTTCGAAAACTCTAGTCGGCGAAGAATAATACTCAATCTATCCATATCAACAACAGGTGTGATATTTTCGTTTGATGTAGACAGAGTTGCTTCAATCAATGGTCTTTGTGCTGGGTCGATTTGTTTATTTAAGTCGAAAGTGTTTCTCTTCTTGAGTTCAATGTCCAAGTATGGTTGACCTTCAACACGACCTTCTGTTGGGTCATCACTGTTGAGATAGTACTTCAGTTCAGTGTCGGGGAAATTCATATCCTGTGAGAGAACGACTGCTTCGTGGAAGTCTGGAGAACCAACCGTAAATCCGTGTTGGTTAATCGCATCCGCTGATGCTCCTTCAAGTACCAATCTGGGTGTGACATCTGTTGGGAATGTAGCACGATTCAACTTAAACATAATTGATTGATTTTTGTCCAAGAATCGTGAACCATTATTCTGCGGAAGGTATACACCTCCAACATATGGTTGTCTTTCTACATCACTGAGAGTTGCTGTTCCGTCACTGCTTACTCCTGCGGAACCATATTGAGTTCCCCATAGAGCATAGTTCTGGCTATTTGTTTTGCATACCAGTGCGTATCTGCCAGGACTGAGGAAGATTGGTGAAGAGAAAGTAAATCTACTGTTCTTCGATGTATCTGGTCCTGTCTTGGTTGCTTGCATACCGCTGTCTTTCGTAGTGAAGGACAGTGGGATTGCAGTTGTTGGGTGGGGTTGGTCGTTCAACAACGGACGAAGTTCGACACTGAATGGTAGTGGGTCGCCCGTGTTGTTGTCATCAACTTGGTCACCGTCAATTTCACGGAAGAACAAATCTACACTTGTTGCAAAGATACCAGCACCATACTTGTCTGGGTCGATTTCAAAAATCTGTGCAAGGGGGTCGAAGTAATCTGCAACTCCGCTAAGGTTTTGACCCTTCGTGAAGGAGGCTGCATCCTGTACAATTCTTTCCTTGGTTACAGTATCTCTCTTTGCTCTAACTGGTCGAGTAGTCTTAATGTTTGCGTAAGACTGCTTACCAACACCACCAACAACGAACATCGCTTCTGCGGCGGTTGTTGTAAGCGAAGCAAGATTTTGCTTGTTGTCACAAAGACGAATGAGAATGTCACCTTCGTGATATGGGTTGTCCTTGGGAATCTGAATCTTAACAGATGCATTTCCCTTTGCATCGGTACGCATTGTACTTGAATTTGCTACAATGTAACCAGTTGATGCTTGGGAATTTTCTGTTGCTCTCTTTCCGTCAATGAATACCCAGAATCTTGTATTGGGTTTCATATAAGTAGCGGTAAGAGTAATTTCCTTTGGACGAACTCTTTCCTTTTTGCTATCGTGAATGGTCTTCCAAGTTGTTCTGGTTTTTGCAACTTGTTTGTTGGTATCCTTATATGACGCTTCACGCTTCCACTTGAATACACAACCATAATTGTAGTTACATCTCTTGTAACCCTTCGGGTCTTTTTGCCAACCACCGAATGGGTAATTCGCTGTACTAACAGAACGAACCCAAGCATCTTTTTCGGACTTATATCGGGGACTATTAACACCACCAACACTTGCAATATAATTGTCTCTATTCCAGAGATGCGAAGCACCTACCGCACCGTAAGCCGCTGGTCCAGAAATATATTTGTGGAGATACTGACCAGGCGTGTGATAGTTCGGAAGTGGGTGGCCTGGGGCCCCTACTCCTTTACCCGGCACCTTTACATTGACACAGTAAGTAGATGTTTTCTTTACTCTTCTACTTGTCTTGTGCATAGCAAACCAGTCATCTCCAGAAGGAGACATTCTCAAATCACCCATCCAGTTTGACTTGGAGAATGGGTTTGGATAAAGTGCGGAATTACCTGTCAAGTTATTTACAGTCGAAACTGGATTTGCACTTGGGGTGAGATGCCATAGATTATCTGAAGATTGAGTAATACCCGAGTCGGTATCCAGTGTATTATGCTCAAACAAGTTGAGGTTCATCTCGCTTGCCGAAGGACGAATGCAACCTTCAACTGGGTTAATTGCTACATTGTATTCATCTGCTAAGATATCAGATTTGGTGATATTAGCAAAGTTGTCAGTCTGCATTACATTTGTAAACTTATTACCGAACTGTGTTGCTTCAGTTTTTGCTTCCTGTTCAATTTCGGTCGCCTGTGAAGTTTCTTCGATTGCAGTAATACGCTTGTCCAATTCACCAATGTCTGCCATTGTATATCGTTGGTTGTCGATTACCTGTGCGTTTACATCTTCACAACTATATGTGAATGCTGGCCACAGAATATTAAAGAGTGCCATTTCATTATCTTCGTCGTGCGTGGGTGGCATTGGGTCTTCGCCTGGAATACCAGTGAGAAGTTTGAAGTCTCTATTTCTAGTAAGTACTAGTTTATCAACTCTTGACAGATACTTAACAAAGTCTGCATAGAAAATCTTTCCATCTTGCGGTGTCCAAGTTCCTCGAACCTCTCCGTACTCTGGATGATTTTCGTCCCACTTACCAACCTTAATTGGTCGGAAGTCAACTGCATCGTTTAAGTTTATGCTTCCTTCGCCCTTTCGACTGACGTAAGGAGGAATCAATGCAAAGGTTGACTGTTCCACAGGAATTGGGTCGATAGTGCCGTTTTTCGTTTCGGCGGTTAGCGAACCAAATGCTTGCGTGATACCGTCACCGTTTTCGAGTTCATTTACTTCGTGGTCACCGTGTACATACGAGTTTGCAACGATTGGGTATTTGAGATTTGAGTAATCAGTGTGGTCAGAACCACTTCCCCAAAGTTGTTGGTCGAAGTATATGAAGGTTACTCTGAATCCTGCTCCACCAGCAGCCCAAGCACCTTCGGGTCCAGCGGTTCCGCCGACGAACGAAGGTGACAAGTTGACGTATGCGTGGTCATAGAGTGTGTCTGATTGACCATTATAGAAATCAAAATCATTTGTATAGTCGGTTCCGCTTCCAATTTCTTCGACCTTTTCTACACGAAGAACATCGGGATAACCTAGATTAATTCCAAATCCATTTTGGATGCTTGGGTTCCACATTGTGGTGGACGCATCAGCATTCGACTGGTTGGTAATTGTAATAGTTTTCCGTTTAAGAACCTTCTTACGAATTGTAGTTCCTGGCGAACCTTTCACTTCGGCATCTGCATTAATTCTTACGGCCGTTACAAGGTGTCCCTTCTTCGTTCCTGTCCAAGTTTGCGTGGAGGGTGGAGAGACATAGAGAGAAATACTCTGATTGCCACTATCAACGCTAATTGCATTTCCACCAAAGTCACCAGTTGAATTTGGACTCATATCAAAGAGATATCCATCAACCGATAGCATATACTGTTGAGTATTTACCAAGTCATCCAGTACATTGACGGAACTTCCCTCATCTGTTATGGTGGTTGCTCCATTTGTACCTTGAAACTCTGCGTTAGATGAAGGTGAACTTGCAGTTGCTTTCCATATTCCGTCTGCGCCTGAGTCAGTAAATGATAGTTCAAAGTCTCGTTGGACGTAGTAGTCCAAACCTGTAATTTCTTTGATTGCTCCACCGCCTGGTAGTGCATACAATAGTTGCTCTTGTCCTGGCTGTATTACACCATCGTTTGTTTCTTGTCCACTCGGAATATGAAGTTGGAACAGTTTCTTCCCTGAGATTGGGTCGCTAATGTTCTTAACGTCTTTCATTGTGAGTAGGTTTGCACTTGCAGCCAAACCAGCATCTTCACCGAAAGCAATTTCGCTTAAGTAGATTCGATAAAGACTACCAACAGATGTTGGTCCTTGATTGATAGAGTGAAGTGCAATTTGTGTGATTCTTGCACAACCGATTGGAATCTGTTCGCCACCTGCACCTTGGAACGAAAGGTTTACTTTCTTGTATGTTGGTTCTGGCGAACCACCGACGAGGTTGAATGAGTTGTCTTTGAACGCTCCATCAATAGTGAAGAGCGGAGCGAGTCCATCAAAGTTGTGTTCTACAAGAACATAGTTTCCAGCATCAATGTCAATAACAGAGTCGTTTACAACTTTTTCTGTTCTTGCTTTTCTGCCAACAAGATGCTCTGTATTTTGAAGTTCAAATTCGTAACCACGAACGTATGCTTTACCTGATTCAATACCACAGGCACAATAATTATAGTGGTCGCTTCTTCCTGTTACGGCGGGGTCAAACACATCATCATATTTTTCGGCAGCGAAACCGAAAGGCTGTACGGTATAGTGACCAGATTCGTCATAAGTTCTTCGTGCAAGTGTCTCTTCAAGTTGAGCGTATTCGGGATACTTGAGTTTCTTAAAGGTTTCGCCTTTAATGATTCTTGCCCACTCAAAGTAGTTGTCTGTATCAAAGTCTGTTCGATATCCATCTTCGTCAAAGATATATGGAATCTGCTTGATGAGTAGTTCAATTACAAATCTGTCTCCGCCTGGAGCATTATAGTTGTATGAACCCTGAGATGGGTCACGAAGAGAAACGTCACTATCTACTGTGTCTGTTCTTCGATTAATACTAAATCCAACAGAAACTGTTCTGTCTGTGATAAAGAATTTTCTGAAATTGCTGCCGTCTAATTCTGAGACTGCAATTGTCTGTGGGTCGTTCATAACGAAGTACCCATCTACATAGAACAATCCCTTTTCAATCGAGACAAGAACTGCATCTCCGTGTGATGCAGGAGTCGTAATCGACACGGAACTTACTGATTCGGCTCCTCCGTCTTTCTTAACTACAAGTGTAACATCGATGTTTGGGTTCGAGCATTTGATGTTGCTCTGTGCAGTTGCAAAAACATCAGACTCGTCTTTATTGTCTTTGGTAATTTCTAGGAAGATAACTTTGTGTGGGTCATCTCCTGATGCCTCTTCTGCGTGAACTACTCGACCAAGAACTTTGGTAGTGGTTCCTGCTTCTGCGTCTGTTCCACTTGCATTTGTACTAAGGACTGTGTGGTCGTAGTATAAATCATATCCGATTAGGTTGTTAATATCAACGGTAGCAGAATCTGAACCAGCAGTATTGTCAAGTCGAATGAACTTGACTTTTCTCTCAGTGATACCTGCACCTTGAATCACATCTCCGTTCTCGAAGATATGGTCAGCCATTCTGCCAATCTGGTTACTCAGAATAGTTTGGAGTTGCGTCAGTTCTCTTGCTTGAATAGAATAACCAGGCTTGAACAAGATTTGAAGAAACTTCTTTGTCTCGTCAAAATCGTCATAGTATGGTGCGATATTAAACTTTGATTTGTCTAGTGTCATTTATTCAACCTTTAGAATTTCAGGATTACCTGATATTGTTCTCTTTGTTCTGGGTCTTTCTCAATCGGCAACATATTCTGTGCATAGATTATTTCTCCGCTGCCAGGATAGATGTCTGGCGGAGTTATTGTATTTATAACAGTTGTGGTGGATGCTGAGGTAGAACTTCCAACGAAATCTCCTGTATTGAATGTCCCTTGTACGTTCGTAAGCACCAAATCACCACCTGTTCTGCCTGGATTTACCGTCCAGTTTAGTACTGTTGCGAGTGGACATCCCGTACAACCTGCACCAGCACTTGCTCCTGTTACTCCACTGTCAAGGGGATATGAATTCGAAGTCAAGTTTCCGGCTGCATTGGAGATACCCAGCGTAGTTGTGCAACTAAACGAAGGAGTAGTGTTTTGATAAATCTCATCGAACGCAGAAATTGTTGCAACATTAGTCGCGGGAGAAAACGCCCAGTTTGCACCTGATTGACTGAACTCCGAGATAAACTCACCAGTTCCCGTAGAATCGACGGGAGCGATAAATCTTCCTTGTACGTTACTAACCGTAAGAAGTCCACGGTTTCTATCTGTTGCAGGACCCCAACCTTGAATTTTTGCAGTTGCTTTTGAATCTTTTCCAACAATATAGTTACCAATCGTGTATTGTCCTTCTGACAAGAAAGAGGAAACACTTCCTGCGGCAACTTCAATATATGTGTTCAGAACAGAAGTAGAACCTGCAATACGATAAGGATAATTATTCACATCTTGGTAGTTTGCATCAAAATCATTTAGAATAGGATTCTTGATAATTCCATACTGGCGAACATCATTTGCTAAGAAGAATTTACTATCTTCATCTTGGTCGATATTTGTAACCATCAACAATGTTGTTGCGTTGAGTTCATTTGCAATGTCTGCTCCGTGACCGTGTTGAGGAGAAATGATTGCCCTGACAGTAGGTTTTGATGATAGAGATGCATAAAGAACCGCAGGGGCAATTTCTACATTTGCATATGTGTAGTCCTTGCCAGGATTTGTAATAATAATTTCTTTGATTTGTTTTCTTGAGGTGTTGTCTGTATCATAATCATATAATCTAGCAAACGCTTCAGCAGAAATACCATCACCGTAAATATTCACAGATGGTGCAATTTCATATTGACTTCCGGCCGGAATAGATTTCAAAAGAGGAGTATCGAAACTAATTTTTGCAGTCGCACCTTCGTAGTCCGTAATCTTTCTTCTTTGTCCTGCTCCATCACCAGATGTGATTGTCACTGACAATCCATTTAGTGCATCATCTGATTTGTTTAGATTACTAGGACCCCAATATGAAAGATTAAGATTCATTTGAGTTGCACCAGCGGCAGCACCAATGAGAGTCTCGGAACCTTCTGCACCAGAAGGAAGAAGAAGGGTACGAAGCGGTTGGGACGCACTACTAAAATCGGTTCCGGCGACAAACAACACGGTTTCAATTCCGCCTCGAATTGCATTAGTTTGAGTTGCCCACTGGTTTTGTGTTTCGAGTGATGTTCCCTTTGTTCTCAATTTAGTCACAGGAATGAAATCATCATCAATGTAGTAACGATACGGTTCGGGAACAGTGTACATATATTTCCAGATATAACCATCGGAAGTAGTAGTGT